AATCTATCGGCTCGGTTGATGGAGTGGCTTTTGCCGGCTCTTCAATGAGTGATTTCAACAATTGAATTTGCTTCTCAATTTCCTTAAATTTTTCGTCCGTGTATTTGCCTTTGTCTAATCTTAAGTTAAGCCAATCCATCTCGCTTTTTGCGTCCTTAATGCTTAACATCGGCGTGTTTTCATTCGCACCCCAGGCAGTTAATGTGCTAAACTCCCAAAGCCTCCACTCGCTTACCTTTCTGATTGTACCCTCCTGACTCCATTTAATCGCATCAACCCCAATGGAATGCTCCAAGGTCTTTCCGTACTCAGCGTATAATTTGTAGTCCTCAAATATGTTTCTGCTCATTTCCTTATTCATATTCAGTTGCCCCGTGATTTCCAAATACTGTGGGGTTTCCTGAGCAGCCACCGGAACGCCGAGTAAAAGCGTTGTGTCGTGATTCAAAAACCATTTAACACGGTTAAAATTCTCCTGAATCGTTTTTGCAAAGCTGCCTGTCATTGACATATCGCCCTGCACATCGACATTTCCAAAGGCATTGGCGGCAACTACCACCAAGCCTTTTGAGTCTATATCTTTTACCTGACTTTTTAAACTCTTATACATAAACCAAAGTTATTAACTTTTGCTAAATATTTTAGATAAATGCTACCGCACACCGACAATTACACAACTGAGCTGGCGAAGCCCCCAAACTTTTGTCGCCTGGCTGCATCATTTTTTGAGTGATTCCGTTTTTATCGACAATCGAAAAAGGCTCATTCAACCCTACTATCTGACCGTCAAGCGATTTGCTTTTATCTTTATTCCAATGATCTGAACGAGTGCGTGAATCGTGGGCGGCAATCCACTCTTTTTGGAAAGTATACCCCAAATCTTGGACATTCAAAACCGCTGCCGCATTGGCCGCCGCTATCGTTTCAGTCCGAGCTATCAACCTGGCCCTGTACATTGTCAACTCAGGCATTTTCAAATTCCTTGTTATTTCGTCAATGCCCAACCCTTGAACTTGGCCATCACTAACAATTTTAGCAATTTGGTCTTTAGTCGTTTGGGTGATATTCTCAATCACATTCAAAAAGTCAGTCCCGTAATATGTCCTTAAAAGGTCAACAATACGCTGGTTGAATCCGATTTGCCCCGCTGCTTTCCTACGGCTTTTAATATAGGCGTTTGATTGCCTCGCCCAACTTACCCCCGCTGAGTTGATTAAGGGCTGCAAAACGGCTGCAATCGGCTCAGAGGTGACATCTTTTCCGTCGATATAATCTTGAATTTGGGAGCGTAAAGCACGTTGAAGCCTTGGAGTGTATAGCTTTTCGTAACGGTGAACCGTTCTATCGTAGGCTCTTATGTATTGCTCACGTGTCAATCTCGTACTTTTTAATAAGGTTTTTCACAAGTATTTTGACCAATTCGGCCTTTTTCCATTCGGCCTTTTGTTTCCTAAGTGGGCAACTCTCGAAAGGCACTAATCGATTCAGAGCCTTGTTCAATTCACTTTCCAGGCGTTGCGCTTGTTCCTCCATAATCAGGTGTTATGCTTAAGTCGGGAGTCATTCCCAGCTCGTCAATAGGCTGGTAACCCATTTTAATGAGCGGCATATTCATAATCGGGTCGTCAATCTTAGCATATCCTAAACCCTCACGAACCTCGTTAGGAATAATGACAGGCATTGCCGAGTAACTATTGGCTTTAGCTTGTATGTCCGCTTGTAGTTCCGTAATGTCCGAAAGGTCGTAAACAATCTTAGAGGTAGTTCCCAAATCGGGAACCAACTGAGTGTTAATCGCATCCTGTACTCTCATTACATTCGGAAGTACCGCATTGGTATAGACTTGTTTAATCATTTCCTTTACATTCGACTCCGTAGCCGCTGAGTGATTGTTGAACCAAGTCGATGAAACCGAGTAAACGTTGCAAATTTTATCAAAATCAAGATCAGCCAATTGGGCCAGGTCCAAATCTGCAAGGGTTGAACCTATCGAAATGTAACCAACTTTACCACCCATAAAGTAAGGGGCGTTTTTATTAGCCGTATTATTCAAGTACCTGGCAAAGTTTTCTTTGTGGATATTCGCAATCTCAGGGCTGAATGTCGGGTTTTCGTCATACAAAATACCCGGCAAGCCGCCGTTTTGAAGCTGAGCGACTGATATATCCATTTCGGCCTGCATACGGGTTAACCGGTAGGATAAGACTTTTATCGGGCTGAGTCCCCTCGCAATACCCTCTTGGTCTATTGTCGGGTTTTCCAATTTGATATAAACCATATCCGTGGCAGGGATTTCAATTTGTCCGCTGCCGAGGTTGTCCGTGAATATGTAGCCCGTAATCTCGTAAGGGAAAACGCTGGATATCTTAATCGTTACCGCCGAAGGGTTCAAGTTAAATAGCTTAATCGTTCCGGCATTCGGTCCGAGTTCAATGCGCTTTTTCCACAAAAAAACCTCTCCCGAAATGAGCAGGTTCATATGTATCATTTCCTTTGTCTGAAATGTCAATTGCTTTTCAACGCTCAAAATCTTGTCGGTTTCCAATGGCTCCTCTCCGTTTATGTCAACCGCATTGTAAGGAATCATTGCCGCAGTCGTGGCAAGTCTTGAAACTACCGCATAAACGTCGTCCATTGTGCGGTATATCATCTGCTCCTTAATCGAGGAATAATTTGGGGAAATGTTTGAACTGATATTGGCAAGGCTGAGCCGTTGATTTATTGAAGCCTGCATTGTAGAAATCAAACCTTCCATTTGCTTTTGCAGCGCTTTCTTTCCGAATATGTCCATTTTTTTTATTTAATATGTTGCCGCCACAAATGAGGCTTTCGGCTTTAATTCAAAATACTCTCGCATCATAATCGCATCGGCAAAGTCAGGTGAGCGACCAAGCACATCCTTAACTTTGTCCTTTGGTGTTACTCCTTTTTTGGTGTCTGAATCCAATTGCTTCTGCTTTACTTGTTCAAGTTCCTCAATTATCAATGGCTTGGACTCATCACCGCACTCCAAAAATAATTCATTTTTGTTTATGCGTTCCGCAATTCTGAAATAACATTGGCTTTTCAAGTTATCGAAATTCTCCTTAACAGGTTTGCCCCACTCGTCGTTGCGTAAATTAACAGGGGTTGAATTGTTAACGAACCCCCGATAACCGCAAAAATCAACCAAGCCGCCCCCGATTCCGTCCTCGTCAACTATTACATCAAGCTTCCCGATTTGCATCCGCTGCCGCTTCTCTTCAAGTATGCGGGCCGTTTCTTGCAGCCCTTGCTTTTGGTACCAGCTAACCTTACCTCTGAATCCTTCCCACTCTATTATTACAATACGGTCACCACCGAGGCGGGCAATATCAGCGGTAATATATTTATTACCTTTTGGCACAAATGAATTGTTGAATACCTCCAATATCTTTTCGTAATCTATCAAAGCAAAGGGGTCATCGTCAAACTCCCAATTTCCGTAAAGCAAACGCTCCTTTTCGTTTTTGTTTAATATCCTATTTAGGTTCTCCAAATACTCAGCTGGCAACATCTTGTTATCGCTTGGGAACGCTTGAATAAATCGCTTATACTCAACCAATTTACCCTCTTTATTTGGCTTATAATAGTCGGAATATAGGTAGTTTTTGGCGGGGTTGCAGGTCTGAAGTAGCTTCGGTTTGAGTCCGTACTCCTTATTTTTCCACCTACCTATTGAAATTTGAAGGTTGTTTTTTGCCGCCTCCTTGAACTCTCCCGCCTCTTCAATCCATCCCCGAGTCATTTGCATAGACCCGAAACGCTGGTAAAGTGGATCACGTGGTTGATAGGCTGCATCCAAAAGGAAAACTTTTGAACCGTTGTATAGTTTAAAAAAGTTGTCTTGTCCGTTGAATGTGATATACTGCATCCCCAAACCCCAATTGACAAACACCTCGTAAATCGTGGGAATGGTATACTTTCTCAAATCGCTCAACGAATCACGGGCAATGAAGTAGTGCGTTTCGGGGTACATCAAAGCGTCCGCAAATATCAGCGAAGCACCGACAAAAGACTTCCCGCCACCTTTGGCACCGCCGTAAACTATATCGGTTACCTCGTCATCTTTCCAGGCAGCCCAGCAAAGCTTTTGCTTTTCGTTCCCGTTGGAATTAAACTGTATTTTTTTTGTTAGCATAGCACTCAATGTTCAAACTTATCAGCTCGTCCTTGTAATGAATCGAGGCCGAGTCGTTGCAGTCGTGTGGGGTTTTCCAAAAGTCGTACCGCTTTATGTTTATGAACCCGCATTGATTAAGAGCCTTTTGCATT